CTTACTAAAACACAAAGGTACAAGGAGAGGTGTTTATGCATTATTAGCATGTTATGGAGTACCTGCATCAAATCTTTCAATTTTAGAGTTTGGTGGTCCTGAAGTTACTGATACGAATAAAACTAAATTTGAATTTGAAAATATAACTACTGCATTAAAAATGGTTAGTGGTTCATATGTTCAATTAAATTGGCAAAATACGGAAAAAAATAGAAAACCAGATACAATTGAATTATTTGTAAAACCTGCATATAGTGGTGATTTTACTCTAATATCCGGAAGTAATTGGAATGTTAAATTAAGTGGTTCATTTGATTCTAAATTTGGTAATGTAATTCTTAATATTGCATCACAATCCGTATCATCAAGTTTATTACCTATTTTTAACGGTTCATTTTTTGGTGTTGAAATTAGTAGATTAACCGGAAGTGGTAGTGATGTTACTATGTCTTTAAATTTAAGACAGGCAGATAAAGAAAAAACTATATTTCAATCAACATCTATTTTATCATTAACATCATCAAATTGGGAAAGTGGTTCAACTATTAGATTGGGTGGAAATTATAGTGGTAGTGTAGATGAGTTTCGTTTGTGGTCAACTCCATTAGATAAAGAAAGATTCTTTGAACACGTTTCTTTTCCGGAAATGATTAACGGAAATCATACATCCTCATCTACTGATGATTTATATTTTAGATTGGATTTTGAATATCCTAAAAATTTGGCAACATATACAACTTTGCCAAATGTAGATACAAACATATATTTTGAAAGTGGTTTAACTAGAAACGACTATGAAAATGGAACGACTGCTTCATTATATTCAATGAACACACAACCATTGTTATCAGCATCTGCATATTTTCCAAATTCAATAACAACATATCCGCATCAATTTGAAGCAATAGATAGAACCGTTGTATTGGAAATTCCAGATGCAGGTTCTACGAGATATTCTACAAATAAAGTTAGATTTGAATCACAAGAATTAGTATCGGACTTATCTTCAAAGAATAGAGCTACTAAAAAGGCCTTTGACCAAGCTCCAACGGATTCTAATAGAGTTGGTTTATTTTTCTCCCCTACAAAGGAGTTGAATATTGATATTGCAAAATCTTTGGGTGGATTGAATTTGGATAACTATATAGGAGACCCATCGGATAGATATAGGTCAAATTATAAGAGATTGGATGAGTTAAGACATTATTATTTCCAAAGATATGATAATAGAGACATCTATGCATATATCAATTTAATCAAACTATATGAGAAATCTATGTTTGAGGATATTAAAAAAATGTTGCCTGCAAGAGTTAAAGCTACTACGGGTTTATTAATCGAACCTCATATTTTAGAAAGAAGTAAGATTGCACAAAAGAAACCAACAAGCGACGAATATCAACAAGATGTAACAATACATTATCAAGATACAACTATATTAAGTGCTGATAACACACAATACGAAAGTTTAGTTGATGCAAATCTTTCAGAAAATATAATTGGAGAAAATAATCAATATGATAGTGTAGTAGATGCAAATCTTTCTGAAAATTTAATTGCTGATTCATATCAATACGATAGTTTAATTGACAATAACGATACTACTATTACAAATGCGGAATCTTATCAAAAAGAAGTAAGTATAGATGCAGGATTAGATGAACCAACAATTACAACGGAAATAAATTTGGGTATAGAAACATATGGTCAAACTGCATATGAAATGATTGGATTTGGTATTTATGCGGAGAATGGTAATGCAATTAGAACTTATTTTGATAAAGATAATAGGAGAGTAACGGAAAGAATTAGAGTTCAATTGATTACCGAAGAGAAAGAAAGAATGGTTACCAAATTTGCGGTAACGGCATCTGCAAATGGATTAGGTGACCCTAGAGGTGGATATATTTCCGATATTCAAACTTATACTGAAACTAAATTAAACATTCAGCCATTTAGTGGTTCAATAGTTCCTGTTATACAAGGTAATATAATTGCAGTAAAACCTGTGAGTGGATATTTACCAACACATTATAGAAATACATCGGATTTGACAAAGGGATTAGAAAATAGTTTCTTTAGAGGTTCAAAAAACACTGCTGCAACTACTTTAGATGGTGCACCTCCAGTTGAAATATTTGTATCTAATCCAAATACATTAACTGTAAATAGAACGGGTAGAAATACTTCTGAACCAATTTTGGAAGTAGAATAACGAAATTTCAAAATAATTATATTTATAAACAAAGATAATATTATACTATGGGATATTTAAGTAACACAGAATTAACTGTTGACGCAATTCTTACCAAAAAAGGTAGAGAAAAATTAGCTGCAGGTCAAGGTTTAAACATCACTCAATTTGCATTAGCAGATGATGAGATTGATTACACATTATACGAACCAGCTCACCCATTGGGTTCAGCTTACTATGATGCAGCTATTAAAAACATGCCTGTATTAGAAGCTAATCCAGATGAGACTCAAGTAATGAAGTACAAGTTGGTAACTTTACCAAAAAACACAACTAGAATTCCAGTTGTTGAATTTGGTGTTCCTAACATTTCGGTTAATCAAAGAAGTGGTGAGGTTGCATTATCTCCAACTACATCTCCTGCAGGAAATAGAAGTTTAGGATATACGATTGTATTATCTAATAAAAATGCGGGTGATATTATCGGTGAAGGTGTAACATCTGAAATTGGTTCAGTTCCAGTATTTATCGGAGACGATGTATCTGCAACTGCAGCAATCGCGAAAGGATTAACTTTCAAATTTATTCCAAACCCATCATTAACTTCGACTATCAGAACAACTATTACAGTTTATGGTAACGAAACGGGTGGTTCACAAACTATTCCAATCACAGTAACTTACGTTCAATAATAAAATACTATGGCATTAATAAGAGACAGTAGAGGAGCCCTATTAGCAAGTAATATATCAAATTACTTAGCCGGTGCAGCAAACACCGCAGGCACTCCAGTAGATACTAACGAATTAGTTAGAATCGTAAACCAATTTTTAGGAACTGGTGAACAAATCAGTTCAGATATCACAACAATTACAAATGGTATCTACAAAAAATTTGGTACAATTGACAAAGTAACTAACCGAACCGAAATCGTAACTTCTGGAATATGGAGTGGTGATACGGGAAGTTTAACAGCATTTTTCACATCATCCGAACAACAATCGGGTGTTAGTGGTAAATATTATTTAGATGTTTATAATGTTGCAACATCTTCTACTGCAGCTGAGGTTCAATTCTCAATTGCGTATGGTGATGTGAATGGATATGGTGCACCTACATTACAACAAACTGATTCATCAAATTTACCAACAAAGGCAACTTATAATCAATTTAAGAATGTTTTATTGGATAGTTCTGATGCATATTTTAGTGTTTATACGGGTTCAACTGCAGGTGGCCACAATTTAGAAAACTTCTATGTAATCAATGTAAATAGAGCTAGATACAAAGAAAGATTGGATCCAGGTAATTTCTCAATAGAATTATCAGGTTCAAAAGGTTCTTTGACACTTATTGATGATAGTGGTGGTTCTGATGAAAATGTAACAACTGCAGGTAGAGTTTACAATGTAGTAGAAGGAACTTTAAATATAGGTTCTGCATTAACATCAAGTATAACATCTTATTCAGATGTAACTTCAAGCCAAGGATATGGTTTATTCTATCCTGATATGGGAATTATATTGTTAAACCCAACTGCATTACAAAATAGAGTTGATGTAAAATTAGCACCAGCTAATTCATCAATAACAAATATATATCATCAAAACAATGGTGCAAACTCTGGTTCAGTTGCATTATTAAATTCAATTGGTGCAGGTGCAGACTTCCAAATGAGAAGAACTGAAAATGTTTCTACATCTCATTATTTCGTGAGAGCAAACAATAGAGAATTCAATTTCTCAAACAACCCAACATTCGTAACAGGATTAGTAGGTGAGTTTGTTCAACCATTATTTGAAAGAGACCCTAAAGTGTACATTACAACTGTTGGTCTTTATGATGATGCAAATGAATTATTAGCAGTTGCTAAAGTTTCTAAACCAATTGAGAAATCATTTGATAAGGAAATTGCAATTAAAGTTAAATTAGACTTCTAATCGGAGAATATATTAAATAATGTTAAACCCCCTGTTTTGGGGGTTTTTCATTAAAAGAATATTTATATACGATATGTTAAAAAGAATACCAAAGTCGGATATTAGTATAAGGCCATTTAAGGCATACAAAGAGTGGGATGAAGTTACATCGGAAGCTTCTGTTTTAATTGCAGAAGAGGGTATCTATTCGGACACACAAATGTTCAATATAAATACAGGCCATTTAAGTGGTTCTACTTATAATAAACACTCCGTATATGGTCAGATAAAATCTACATTTTATAATGGTAGAGAAGATAACCCAATTCAACGATACGGTATAAAAACTAGTGGGTTCACTATATTTACCAAAGCAAAAGAAAGATATTTAAGTGGTAGTGCAATAGTTATATCAATTCCAGAAAAATGTGTTGGTGAAGGAATAAAAAGAGGTTCGGTCACATTAGTAGATGGTACAACTACATATTTGGATGATAGTTTTGGTAATTTGTCAGGCAATATAATTGATGTTGAATTAGAAATTGTAAATTTTCATAATGAACAAATAACAATACAAGATTTGACCAATGTTTTAATTTCTTTCAAAATAACTCAATTAAATTTAGAAACAAATATATTGGTGGTTGAATATAATTCCATATCATATACATTACAATTAATAAAAATAGATTTCGAAAATGATATACTGGAAGTAGATGAAATTCCGTTTTTAAATGGTATTATAAATCAGTTGGGTAATGTATTTTATGCACAAGGACTTATTGTATTAACGGAAGTTGAAAACTTTAATACCTCAAGTTTTAATTTATATTATAAATCAACTGAAACGGTATATGAACATGAATATCTTTTAATAGTAAATGAGGACGAATTCAATGTTTCACAAAATCCATCTGCGGTAGTTGAAATTGGTAGAGAAACGGAGAGGTACATAACTTCTGATGGTAAAACTATGAGTGTTATTACAAATCCTGGAGTAAGTTATATCAAAAAGAAAACAGTATTAGAAAATGGTAATATATTGGATTATAGAATACCCTCACAATATACTTCATCGATTTCGGGTGGATTTGAACATTATGATTTAAGTGGGTCAGTAGATTCAACGGGTTCATTTTTAACACCATTTATTACAACTATTGGACTATATGATGATAATTGTGATTTGGTGGCAGTAGCAAAACTTCCACAACCAATTAAGTCCGAACCAGATATTCCAGTAAACTTTATTATCCGTTTTGATACATAACATATATTTATAAGTAAAAACAATTATTATGTCTAAAATATTAGATTTATACAATGCAGGTCAGAAAGAGTTAGGAGTTGATAAAATTTCTAAAGCTGCATATGAAAATGCAAAAACTCCGTATACTACAAACGATTTCCAAAAAGCAGATGAGAAAGTATTAGATGCTGCTAAATTAAAAGTTGGTAGAAACGGAGATGTAAATGAGAGAAAATACTCAGCTATAGTTGCATCGATGAAAAATAAATAATTTTAATGGCTAAAAAAGTTACAAAAAAGAGTAATCCAAAGTGGGTTGCAAAAAAGTATGGATTTAAGTCTGGTTTAGAGGAATCCATATCATCTCAAATAGAAAGTAGAGGAATGGTCGTAGAATATGAAACTGAAAAGATTGCATATACCATACCCGCGTCCGAACATAACTACCATCCCGATTTCAAACTACCCAATGGTATTAGAGTTGAGACCAAAGGTAGATTTGTTGCAGCTGACCGTAAGAAACACCAATTAGTAAAGGAACAAAACCCTAATTTGGACATTCGTTTCGTATTTTCCAATT